GTGAAAATCGTCGCCGTGCACACTCTCATCAGCATTGGCTCGTACGCCAAGTCGCGACAGTGGCGGCAGACGAGAGATCGGATACACAGGGCCATCCGCTCCTGCGAGTGGCCCCCCGGCAGCGGATCGTTCACGATCTACCCTGAGAGCGGTAAGAGGAGAGGCGAAGGTAACGGTGTGAGGCCCATCCGCGATCGGTTCGTCGCGCATCTCAGGTCCCTTGGTTGGGAGATCGAGGGACACGCGAAGAACGCCCTCGGCGAAGGTCTGGGGGATTTCGACGCCGTGATAGCCGGCCCCGAAGGTCCGATCGTCGTGGAGTGGGAGACCGGCAACATTTCTTCCAGCCACCGTTCCATGAACAAGCTGACGATGCTACTCACCGACGGAGTAATCGCGGCAGGTACCCTCGTGGTGCCTTCACGTGCGCTCTACGTCTACCTCACCGACCGCATCGGGAACATCAGGGAACTCGAGCCATACTTCCGCCTCTGGCAGTCGGTCCCCTGCCGGAAGGGGGTCCTGGAGATCGTCGTGATCGAGCACGATGCGACGAGCGAGAACGTACGCAAAATCCCGAAGGGCACGGACGGACGCGCTCTAAACTAGGTTAGCCCTCGACGAAATCGCCGTTCTTGTGGCTGTGGATATCACCGCTCTCGATCCGCTCGACGATCTCCCTCGCGAAGTCGATCTCGACCCCAAGCCACCGCCGGTTCTTCTTCTCGCAGACCGCGAAGGTGGTCCCGCTGCCGCCGAACGGGTCCAGGACGATTTCCCCCGGAACGGTAGATATCTCGACCACCCTGTCGAGAATCTTGGTGGACAGGGCGTTGGCTCGCCGCTCCTTCGACTTGAACTTCCAGTGACGCACGGGCGGTATGTCCGTCCAGACGTCCTTGAGGTTCACGCCATCGGGGTTCATCGCGTCCCTGTGCCCGCCGTAGTCTTTCACCTCGCCCCCGCAGTGCCGGCATGTTAGGATCGGGGTCCTGACGCGCCGGAACGTCTTTGGCTTTCCCTTGGAGTAGTAGAGCAGACTGTAGTGACTCGGATGCAGCCGGCCTGGTATCGGCAGACAGGCGCTAATCTCGATGGCGATCCAGTGGCGGAACGTCATCCCAAGCTCGATCAGATAGGCACCGAGCAGAATGTTCCACTTCGGTAGGTTGTACAGGAAGAACGAGCCACCCGGCTTGAGAGCTCGGCAGCACTCTTTAGTCCATGCCTTACACCAGCGGAGGTACTCGTCGTCGGGAAGCTCGTCGTTGCTCCTGCTTCCGTATTCCTTGCCGAGGTTGAACGGCGGATCGGCGAACACCGTGTCGATGGTCCCGTCTTTGATGAATGGCAGCACTGCCATGCAGTCGTCGGCGTACAGCGCGCCGAGCGCCGAGACATAGAACGGCTCCGGCGCACCGTCCTTCACGAACGGCGCCGCGTCGAATTGGGTGTCGTCCCACTTCAGGGACGGTTGCCGGACGAGGGACATCGCGTCAAGCATCATTCTAAGCTATCGGCAGTGTTTCAGGAACGTTGAATACCCCAAGACCACCCGAAGGGATAGCAGGGTGGGGACCAGGGTCACATGAATTCGCTCCCGGCACCATGCCAATACCGATCTTCGCCTCCCCGCCGCTTGGCTGAGCCCCCTACCCCCCCATGAACAACGCCCGCCGCGTGCCATGATCCAGCGGCAGCCCGTACCCGATCAGGCAGAACTGATCCAGGGCAAATAGCACCACCGATTCGAGGCCTTCCCCCAGTGCCAGCCGACGTTCTTTGGCCCACGGCGTGGTGTAGTCGCCAATGCCCACCAGATGGCTGCTCTCGGAGGGCAGAAACCCGAGTTGCATCGGCAGCTCGATGGATTGCCGCGCCTTGTCTAGATCCCGGTCCCCGGTATAAGTGAAGTTCTCGGTCTTGAAACAGGCCAGCTTGGCGGGGGTCCAGTACGCCGCCGGAAGGTTGATGAGCTTGTTCAGCGGTGTATCGTTCGTGTCCGGCGGATAGAGCACCTCGAAGCACGCGTCCGCATGGGATTGCCGCACGAAAGCCATAATCGCCTGCGTGAATTGGCCGATGAGGGTTGGCAGGAACGCGCACTCGTCGGGGAATGCGGCGGGGTCTGCATTCTGGCTCGTGATGGTCCCCAGTGGCCGCCCGTACGCCGTTTGGAACGCGCTCTTGGTGTAATAGTCGTAAAAAGGCATGCCGGAGGTCGCGGCGAAGTACCACCACTGGAGCTCGCCGAATTGCAGATACGGAGTCACTCCCGCATTTGTCATTACTCCCGCCATGTCCAGGTAGACCTGTTGCCAAAACGCCGTGCTGGCCGGCGAGAAGTTGGTCTGCAACGCCGGAGTGTTCAGCCAGGCGGCGGTGCCATCCGGATATCTCTGGGCGATGCCCGCCGCCAGGCTGTCGTCCCCGTTGCCCAGTTCCATACTGAACGACGTTGTCACTCTGATTCCATACGATTTCAACGCCTGGAAGAAGTTCAGGCTCCAGTCGCGCGCGGCACGATTCAGCCGCGGAGTGGCAAGCAGATCGGTGAGCCAGACGCCGTCGGCGCCCCCAGCCAGCGCCGCCGGGTTGGCCTGCGCCGTGAAGTTTGTGTCGCCGGTGTTGGTGGTGACGGTCAGACCGTTGCCGCCAACCCCCATCGTGCGCGCGGTGATCGTGAGCGTCGTTCCGTCGGCGTGCGCCCAAACCGCCGACGAGCCGGCCGTGATCAGCAACTCGAAGGCTTTCGCAATGCTCTGGGCGGTATCGCCGATCAGGTTGACATGTTGGAGCGGTGTCCCCGCCAGCGTGACTGTCGTGGTATCGCCGAAGCGCGGCGCGCCCGTAAACACGATGGCGGCCGAAGCGTACTGATTGCCAGGGCAGGACAATTCGTAGAACCACATGGCGCCGGCATAATGATTGGCTCGGCCTTTGAAACCCAGCGTGTCGATGAGCCAGGCCGTCCTTTCCGGCGCGATGGCCTGCGAGTGCAGCGTGTCCCAGTCGGTTGCCAGCGCCGTGGTCGGGTAGGCGGCGAACACCGGCAGGTCCGCCGTGGGCATCGCGATTTCCAGGAAATCGAAGTACACGTCCGTCCCGGCACCGCCGGTGTGCGTGACCGTGACGGTGTGCTGGGCCTGCCCTGAGAATTGCCCCAGCGGAACCCTCAGCAGTACGTCCTCCAGCGATCGCTTCAAATTCACAATCAGCGCCGGATTGCTGTCCACCTGCACGGTCACCTGTCCGCCGTTGTCGGTGTACCGCGTCCCCAGGTACAGCGTGTGCGCGGCGGCGGAGTAGGTGCATTGCAGGTGGTTACCCTGGGTAGTCGTGTGGTGGATCGATCCCCCGGAATAGTTTCCGCGCTCTTCCACCCATGCGCCGGTGTAGGAAATCTCCGCCGCAATGTCTTCGATCCTCCGGCTGCCCGGCCCCGTAACCTGATACTGCAGGTTCGTCCCCGTAACCTGCCAGTTGGTTACTGCCACCGCGAACTCACTACGCGCGAAGTTGCTGAACTGTAAGTCGGCGGACCACGTCCAGCGTAGTTTCCGCACGTTGGTGGTGGTGACGGTGTTTCCGAATTCATCCTTCAGATTGCTGAAATCGAGAGTCACGCGCCAGCGGTCGGGCGATGTTCCCCCTTGGAACATGGCCCAGGATGGCGACCACGCCCCCGTGCCGTTATTGGGGCTGTACACCCACCCATATACGCCCACCCTGTTCCCGTTCGCCCCAGGCGCGCCATCATAGGTGAGCGTGATCTGGCTGCCGTTGGCGCTGGCCGAGACGTTGCTGGTGCTGGTCTGGGCGTTGATGTTGGCGGCCAGCCCGCCGGCCACGTCCGCGGCGCTGTTCCCCGCCACAACCCAGTAGTTGGGGTATTGGTCCAGCCACGCCAGTCCCACAATGTCTCCGGCTACGGGCGCACCTTGAAAGTCGAACACCACCGTCGGTGACGCGTAACTGCCGTCCGCCGCCACGGCATACTGGAGGAGCGGAACCCGGTGGAAGTTCTCGGTATTGTTGGATTCCTCCCAGATTCTCAAGTAGGACCAGGATATTGAGTCGTAGGTGGTGGAATCCAGCGGGATGCAGTTGGTGCGGGTTTCTTCATAGCTGAGATGCAATCCGCTCAGATCTCCGTCCGGGAGGTTGCGGAGCGCGGGATGCTCGAACACGTTATCGCGGTTCCATTCCAACACCACCCAGTCGAATTGCTGCCTCCAGCACCCCGAGACAGTGAATCCGCTTGGGCTGGTCCCGCTGAGCGCCGCCACCGCCGACGGCTCCTGGAAGTAACACTGCAAATCCCGGTCCGGGCGCAGTTTGGAGAGTTGGTCCGGCATCAGAGTCGGATGATGACGGTGAGGTCCGAGCCGGGAACGGTCGATCCCACCGAGAGCACGGACAGCGTCACCTGCGCGCCCGCTGGCAGCGGGGCCAGGGTATTGCCGTCCACGGTGTTCGAAACCGTCGCCCACGCGGCAATGGTCAGTTGGCAATAGGACGCCCCGTTGACGTTCAACTGCAGCCCGACCGGGGCGTCTGCGGCCGAATCCAGCACCGCGGACACATCCCGCACCGAGTGCGACGCCTCGATGACGAGCGCCGGCGCCACGGATTGATCCACGGCCAGGTACCCATCCACCTGGATGGAGTACTGCCCGCTCGCGAGCGTGCGCAGCCCGCTATCCGTGGTATGGGTCAGACAGATGTCCCGGGTCGGGCTGTTCCCAAGCTGGTTGGTGACGAACAACTCGGCGCTCGCCACTCGCACATCGGGAAGCGCAATCGGGAAGCTCCAGCTCCCGCTGTAGGGGCTGCCGAAAAAGCCCGGCGGGAACGGCGCGATCACCGTCTTGCTCAGAAGAGGATACACCGGCGTTTGTGCGGCGTGTGCCGCCGCCAGACTGCCATCGAGGGCTCGCGTCACACTGTACTCGGTGCCGTTGTTCGCGACCGCCTCGACGCGGATCACCTCCAATTCGATCTGGATATAGCTTCCGGGCTGCGCGGCCCCGGCCGCGCTCAGGGTCAGTAGAGTATCGGCGGTTCCCACGGCGCTGGCCAGCGCGATCGCCGGCGTGCCCTGCAATTCATCCCAGCAGTACATCGTCAGCGTAGCCGCCGAAATGGTCCGCGTGTTCGTCAGGTCGGTGAAGGAAACCCCGCTCAGTTCCACCGTTCCGCCGCCCTGGCCCGGCCCCAGCCCGAAGAATGGCATCGGGGGAACCTCGCTGTCGCCGGTCCCGCCGCCGCCGATCTGCCACCGCGTGACCGTGGATAACTCCGGAGCGCATTCGACATTGTTCACGTTGGCCGCACGCCCGGTGAGATGAACCACCTCTCCCGATCGGTTGGGAACCTCAAACTGAACCGGGCTGCTCGTGGTGAGAGCGCCGAACTGCCACCCCGTTTCCGCTACTACGAAGAAACTCGTGGCATCCGGCACCACGCTCCACGGAGGCGCGATCGTCAGGCTGGTGGCGTCGTTGGCCGCGATGGCGCGCTCCTGCCCGGCGCCCGTGCCTCGCGTGATCCGTACAATCATGCTTTGGTAACGGTTCACGGTCATCTGCAACGACCCGTTTCCCACCGTCGTCGCCGACTGCATCGTCACGCCGCTTTCCGGTTGCAGCTCCATCCGCCAGTAGAAGTTGGCGTGATCGAAATTCGAATCGGGCGGGGCCACCAGTTGATCCGCCAGGCCCGTATCCGTGAACTGGGCGGCCAGCGCCTGCGCCGAGGCGATTCGAAAGAGTTGCGCCGGCGTGGCTCCCCGATAAACGTCGAACGCGCTCGTTCCCGGCGCGAAACTCAACCCCGACAGCGTTACACTGCTCCCCGCGCTCGAGATCGACGCCCGGACGATGAATGACAGCCCACTCTCGTTCCCGGCGCTGTCCTGGCCGGAGACCGCGTAGTACAGCGTCTGCCCGCTCTGCAGCGTTCCGCCCGTTCCGACGGTGGGCACCAGGCCCAACAACGGTATCCCGGGCCCGCTGGCCGGCGAGCCGGCTCCTGCGCCAGCGGGTGGAACGAAACTGACCGATACGCTGGTTTCGACCGTGCCATCGCTGCTCACGGCGGTCGATTCCACGACGCCGAACTGAACGTCTCCGTTTTCGTCCAGCACCGCGCCGATCAGGGGCCTCGGCACGCCCACGCCGGCGTTCCCGTGCGTCACCCCTCCGGGCGAAGTCACCTGGCCGTTGGTGTCGGAGTACCACGCGTCGTCGTGGATCTGCGCATTTATGGTGGAAGTCCGGTAGTTAGTGGCCGGCGAAATCTTCAGAACCCGCAGCGGCTGGCGATTCAAGCCCTCTTTCAGGTATGTAAGTGTAATCAAGTCTCCCGGCCGGATCCCGAAGGCTTTTACGCTGGTCTCGAATGCGATGTAAGTGTTCCCGCGAATCGACTTATCCAGATTGAATTTCAGAATCCTGGCCGCCTGGTCGTAATTCGGGAGTCCCATCGCCGAAACGGTCATGGAGACCTCTTGTCCGGCCAGGGCGACGTCGTCCGGGTCCACCAGTTCATAGCTGTCCTGCTGGTAACCGTTGAGCGCGTCCTGAAATTCCACGGAAAGGCGGTTCGGGGTATCCGCGATGCTGCGCGCGGTCACGGTCACGCTTGGCTCGCCATTCGGCTGTCTCAAGATCCCCGAAAAACCGGTGCTGCCGTCTCCGAATTCGTAACTCGGCCAGCCTCCGTTCAGTGGCTCCGTGCTGTTCGAGCAATCCGGCTTGGCAGGCTGCTGCAGCGCCGCCGTGTTCTCCACCCGCAACTGCAGCACCCCTCCCGGCCCATAGGTGAGGTACAGCCGCGCGGCATTGCGGACGCCGCGGACCACGTCTCCGCCGCTGCGCCGGTTTTGCAGGACCAGGTTGCACTGAAACCGGGGAAGCGTGATGGGGTTGCCGTTCAGATCCGTCGAGTCGATCGATTCATCGCAATATGCCGCCGCGGCCGCAAAACTGGCGATGTCGATTTCCGAGGCGGCCCATCCGCTCCGCCGCAGAACGTCCAGTACAACCCATGCCGGGTTGCTCGAGAATTGGTCGCTGGTGTAGGTCCCGTCCGCCGCATAGATCGGCACCTTCAGACCCTGTGCCAGCACCGTCACCGTGGGCAGCGAAGTCCCGTTGTTCAACTGGTTGGGGACCACCACGGAAAGGTACGCCATGCTGCCGTAAGGGTCTCCGGCCGGATTCCCGCTCCCATCCAGAAAGTTGTAATCGAACGCGCCGTCGCGCGTCCCCAGCGTCTGAATGTTGTACCAGCCCGTGCCGGTCATGTTGGCGCCGGAAACTCCCAATGGAATCTCGACGCCGCTCACCAACACCGTCAGCACGCCCTCCATCTCGCCGACTCCCAGGAGCGCCTCCATCCGGGTGAGGTTGCCGTCGTTGCGCGCAAAAACCACCAACGGCTCCCACCAGGCCGTGCCGTACACCATCGGAACGTAATCGTTATACTCCGCCTGGTTGTCCGAGACGGCCGAGGTCGACCAGTCTTTTCCGTAACCGCGCACGGCGATCGCCGGAGGTAGGTACTCGAGCCCGCCGAACCGGGTGAACATTCCTCGCGCCTGGCAGTCCTGCCGCGTGTACCCGCATGAAGTGAACGGCACGCCGCCATTCAGATTGCCCGTTCCCCCGGCGATCCCGGCGGAATAGCCACAACGGTAATAGAGTGAATACTTGCCGTTGGCGCCACCATCGATGGCTTCGGTCCGCTGGCCCGCGGTCGCCGGAAACTGCCACGGACACCTCCGCTGGATGCGGATCTGCGGAAGCATCAGCCGTTGCAGGTTCATCCGGTTGATGGCCGTCAGGCGGAATGTCGATTGCTTGATCTGGTCTGGCGGGTTGCAGATCCCCTGAAACACCACCGCGATATCCGTCAGCGGAACGTCGTTTCGCAAATCGTAAAAGAGGAATCCGACGGTCAGGCGCGCGCCCTTCCATCCAGTCGCGCGCTCGATTTCCGAGAAGTGCGAGTCGGCGTTGGCCAGCACGACCGAGATTCGCGGGCTCCCGTCTATGCCCTGGTCGGACGCTGTCTGAATGTCGAAGGCGCTGTGCTGAAGAACTCGCGCCTCGTACGTCGCGCCGTCCACCGTCACCTGGTGCGTGCTCCACTGTTCCGTCTGGCCGTTCGAGAGCACGCAGTCGAAGACTAGAAGCGGCGTATCCGTGACCGCCTGTTCCTTCAGCTCAGAGATGGTTTGCATAAATGATGTTGACCGTGGCGGAGTGGCGGTTTACGCCGGTTGTGGTTATGGAGAGGACGTCATCGCGGAAGCGCGCGTCCTCATAAACGCCGCCCGTGGTGGTCGCTTTGTAGAGCGACGCGCCGCCCTGCGGCTCCACCTGCATGCCGAACACATCCGCGGACCCTCCGGCCGGCAGCTCCAGGCCAAAGGCGATCGATTCCGCCGTCGCGTCGCCGCTGGCTGTCAAAGCGATCCGGCTCCAGTTTGTTCCCAGAATTCGATCGGCCCGGTTGCTTCCGTGCATCAGGGTCGCCGTGGTGGCTTGCGGCGACCGTGCGAATACGCTGAGGCAATACACGTACCCCGCCGGAGCGGACAACGTCTGGCAGATGGTCTGAGCGCCGGCGCCCGAATCGGTGAGGTGCCATGCATTCGTCCCGCCCGCCGGGTCGGCGATTCCGCCCGCAATCGAGAAGAACGGATCCTTTGCCCATGCCGCATTATCCAGCTTGTCGCTCCAGGCGAAAAGGTTGCCGGTTGGATCCAGGAACGTGAAACTATTGAGCGTTCCCTCGGTGGCCGCGAAGAAATCCTGCAAGGCGGCGACTTCGTCATCGGTCAAACCCGCGTACGCCAACTGCCATTCCGTGGTTTCCGCTCCCGGATCGGCCAGCTTGATCGCCCTCCCGTCCAGAGACGTATTCACAACGGTCCGCAAACGGCGCCGCTTTTGGACCGGAAACTGGCTCAATGCTCCGGTGGCGAGTTGTGGGTATACCAGCATGTGCTATTCCCGGTTCTCGATCACGGTCAGCGAGGTTTTGCCCTGCATTTCCGCCATCGCGGTCAGGTCCAGTTCGTCGCTCGCCAGGCTGCAATTGGCGTATTGAGTTCCGTCCCATGGATCGATGAATGCGAAGTTTCCGAAGCAGCCCTGGTTGTCGAAGAAAAATTGCTCCAGCGCCGCCATTTCACTCTCGTCCAGCGCGTCCAGGCGGATGTCCCAGCGGTGCAGCGGCCCGGCCGAGTCCCGGTAGCGTTGTTCCACTCCGTCCACGAACCGGATCGCCTGGTTTTGGTACCGGAAAGCCCTGGTCGCCGGATACTGCGCCACCGCGTTGGTCTTTAGCTTGGGAAAGGTGGACATGTCAGAGGTTGTTCACCACGTCGTTGATCGAATTGGAATTCAACATCGCGGCGCGAACCGCTTGGGCGATTTCGTTGCTGTGGTCCAGAAACGATTGCGAGTCCATGGCTTGCACGTTCACGGTGATCTGAGCCGCCCCAGCGCCGCTGGGCCCAGAGGGCACCCCGCTGCCGCCGCTGCTGCCCGGAGATGCAGTCCCGCTGGTCTGCGCGCTGGTTCCGTCCGGCGCCGCGCTGTACGCTCTCGGCATCCCCATCTGGTCGTAATCGGCGCCGCTCACGTCGCTGCCGGTGTCCGCGCCCTCGAAGTAGAGCCGGTCCGGCATCGCATATTTCTCCAGCGTAGGCGGCGCCGGTGTCCCCCCGCCTCCGAACAGTCCCAGCAGCCCGACAATCAAGGGAACCATGCCCAGCCCGCTCTCCAGAACTGTCGATGCAATGGACTCTGCCGAAATGCCGCCGCTGCTGGTTGTGCTCGCGCTGGGGGTGCCGCTGCTGCCGCCACTCGCCGCCTGCGCTGTGCTGCTGCCCTGGAGTTCGCCCAGTTGGTTCACCGTGTCGCTCAGGGAGGCGGCCATTTCCTCGCCGCTCGCGAGCGCCCCGCCCGGGTTGGAATCCTGTTGCCCCGATACCGCGACAAAGGTTTGGTAGAGCTTATCTTGTGTTGTGCTGGCCATGGTTGATCTCCGCCGCAAAAGCCCTTTCCAGAATCACGAACGCTTCCACTTGCCGCGCGCTCAGCTTCGCAAAATCCATCCCTCCGAGGCGCCGCCGCACAAAGAAATCCTCCACCAGCGTCTGGCTCTCAGCCGTGATATACGGCTTCGGGCAGGTTCTGAGCGCCACATCCCTTCTCGCCCACACCAGCGGCCCACTGGCGTCCTCGCCCATCCCCAGCCACCCGCACCGGCGCTTTTTCTCCAGGCCGGACCTCCGGCAAACGTCGCACTTCCAACCGGCCTGGTTGGAGAATTGAAAGTGGAAGGCGACCATCAGTTTTTTCGTTCCGCCTCGGTCAGTCCCGTTTCCGCCCGCACCGCCGCCAGCGCTTCCCGGAACAGGTCCTCCGGCCCGGCCTCCGCCAGCAGTTCGGGTGTGGCATCCGCCCCGTCCAGCTCCAGCCCCGATACGGCCCGTAGTCCCCACGTCAGGAACAGCCGGTCGATCTCGGTCTGGAGCAGCGCCGCGTCCATCTTGTCGCCCGGCGCCTGGCCGGCTTCCAGGAACTCCATTCGCCTGGCCAGCTCCCGCACCTGGCGCATCAACTCCACGCGGCGCCCGAACGATATCTTCGCCAGCGTGAAAATCACCCCGCGCGCCACCCGCGATTCCACCATCCTTACGCTTTCGTAGGTCATGATTATGCGAATGCCACCGCGATTTCGTCGTCCACCGTGCCCTGTGCGCGCGATTGCCGGAACTTCCACTGCAACCGGTTCTGGCCGTCATCGAACTCCGGCACCTCGGGAATCACGCTCTGCAGGTACACGCCCATCACCTGGCTCTGGGCAACGCCCAACTGAAACATGACGGCGATCGGCGATTGCTGCCTGGCGGCCTGATACAGCCCCTTGGTAGCGTCGTCGTCCTGGCTGACGAGCTCGAACGCCGCCGTCACGGACCGCTGACCGGGAGAAATGGCGCGCGGCAGGTTCGATCCGAACTCTTTGGACCGCGTGTCCAGTTGGTTTTTGAGAACGATGGATGCGCTGGTGATGGTGAGGAACTGCGCGGGCGTTGTTCCCAGCCACGCCTGGCCCATGTTCCCCGGCACAATCGAATAGTCGAAGGCAGCCAACGCCGGCTCCGCTGGAAAGCTTTGAAGCTGTCCGACGTTGGCCGAGGAAAAGCTGCTGCTATCGAGCACGTCCTGCGCCAGGCCGCTGAAGTGGAACTCGTGGTAATCGCCGTTCACCTGGATTTCCATCTGGTCGACGGCGGCCCCGCACAGCAGCCTGTGCACCGCCGTCGCCGGGCTCCAGTAATCGAATACGCTGGCGCTCGGCAGCTCCGTGGCGGGCACGTAGGTGACCGCGGCGCCTATGGCCGCGCCGGTCCCGGGCAGGACGGTAAACGGCGCGTTCAGTTGCACCGTGCTCGCGTCCACGATCGCGGCCACGAACCGGATCTCCCCCGCGCACGAGACCGCCTGCCCCGCGGCCAGCCCGTGCGGCGCTGCGAACCCCAGCCTTCCGGCGGACGTGCTGGATGCCGCGGCCCCGCCGGCGAACTGCAGCGGCGCGCTCCCTAGTGCCGCCTGAAACAGCGGGCCGTATCCCGGGTTTCCCGCCGCTTGCTGCCAGCTCGTCATGTATGTCTGCAACTCGAAATTCGTCTGCAGCCGGCCGCCCGGCGGCTGGCCCGGAAACGTCCGGCTGCCCGTCTTGTCCTTCCGCTGCGCCGAGGCGAGTTTCTGCTGGACCGTCAGCTTCAGAGCCGGAATCCGGTTGCCGGATGTGATCGATCCCACCTGGCCGTAGCTCGCTTCCAGCGCCGTGTAGAACCGGTTTGCGTTAGATGAAATATATGCCATACTAGCTAACACTCACTCCAATCTCGAAGGTGACCTTCGCCACCTGGATGAAATTCTTTCCGCCTTGCTTGACGGCTCCGAAGGACGCTTCGTATCCGCCCGCGTAAAACATCCCATTGCCCCAATCGCCGCGGTTCGCGGCCAGCACCTGCGTGGCGGCGTCCGTGTAGAGCTGTAAACTGTCCTGGAGCCCCTCCAACCGGTCCTGGGAGTGTCGAACCTCGATGGTCATCTGAGCCGTGCCGGAGAATGTCCGAAACTTCTCCGTCAATTTGTTGGCCACCTTCTCGCAGTACACGTTCACAACCGGGTACTTCACCGTGCTGGCGCGTTCGGCCAGGTCCGCCGCCACGTTCTGCGCGCGTACTTGCGCCATGTCCAGCGGACCGGCCAGCGCCTGGTCCGCTTGCGTGAGCGCGGCCAGGCTCGAATTCAAACCGCTGGCGCCCGTGATGAGTTGCATCACTTGGGCCGTAGTTGCGCTTCCGATCTTTGCCGTCATCAGCCCCTCTGGATCACCCGTGGAACCGGCTTCAGATAACTGGGGCGTTGCCCCGGTCCCGGCGGCCGCCCCGCCGCCAGGGTTGCCGGCTGCAGCCACGTCTGCCCGATGGCGATGGGCGATCCGTTTTGCAGCGCCATCGAATCGGGACCAGTGCCCACATAGACATTCCATCCCGCCGCGGTCTTTGGCGGATTGCCTCCCGGCTGGACCAGCAGCGAACTCCCCGTGGTCGCGATGGTGGCCGGTATGGCGCTTGCCCCGTCTTCGCCCGCCGCGTTGACCCAGGCCACGGTTGCGTAGTAGGTTTCATCCGGCAGCGGGGTTCCCGGTGGCGGGGCCGTCGCGGCCGTCACCACCGGCATGGCCGCCCGCGGCACGGGGACCGACGCTATGCCGATCCCAGCCTGAACCAGCATTTCGTATGCCCACTTGGCCCTTAGGTGGAACTGGTCACGCTTGCCGGCGTAGCGGTCGTTCAACTGGCTGTTGTACGCGTCGCTGTAGACCATTTCCAAACTGCGAAAGGTATGCCACAATTTCAGCGCCGGCGTCACCACCACGCTGCCCAGGTTCGGCTGGGGCGCCAGCCAGAACAACTGGTCCACGTAGCTCAGCCTGGTCAACAGCGCGTTCAGCTCCAGGGTGAGTTCGTCCTGGGCCAGAAACAGTTTCTGGGTCACGTCGATTCCCTCGACGCTGGCCACGTCGAGAAGCTGCGAATCCTGCGCCGTCAGGTCTTCCATCGACGAAGCGGGGCCGTCTGTGAACAGAGCCATGGTGGTTGGCCTAGTCCTCGGAGGATCCCGGGACACCCTTCAGCATGTTTAGTTCCGCGGTCGACAGCACCGTGAACTGCAACTTGGCCGCCGCCGCCTCCTGGTCGGCCACCCGCTTGGCTTCCGCTTGCGCCGCCCTGAATGCATTGGCTTCCTCGGGGGTAGCCAGGTGCGCCGAGCCTTCCACCAGCATCTTGGCGGCGATTCCGGGTGTCACTTCCGTCAGAACCCCCGCCTTTCCGCCGTCCGGCGTCTCATTGCTCACCACCACTGGGAACGCCTCTGTAATCTTCGATTCCGTGTCGCGAATTTTCTGGTAATAGATTTTCAGATCCATCGATTCCTCCTGAATGAAACAGGGGCGAGGCGTAGCTCGCCCCCCATACGCCAGGCCTTGTCGGCTACGTGATGACCTGAACACCCGAGGTGCTGCGCAGCACGCCACAGCCGTACAGCACGTCCACCGTGAACTGCTGCGCCAGCGTGTTCGGCTGGTAGCTCATCACCACGCGCATTCCGAAGTTGCCCAACTCCGCGTATTCCGCGATGGCCCCGGTTCCGGGCAGCGGCTGCGGCAGCCGCCGGATCACCAGGCCGATGCCGTCCTTGGTGAACGCCATGTTGTGGGTGGTCACGGTGGTGGTGCCCGTCTTCTGCACGAACTGGGAGCGGAAGACGAAGAAGTCCTTGATCTTCCCGACGGTGCCTTCGATCAGCGCGCGCAGGCCTGCTTCGCCCGAGTTCTGGAATTCGCTGAAGCGCGGAATCTGCCGCCAGGTGGAATAGGTCGCCGCGTCCACCACAATAAACTTCTGCTCTTGAGGCGGGACCTTCGACAGGAACAGCGTTGTCTCCGCCGCGTCTATCACGGCTTCCGTGATCGGCGTCGCCGGCGTCCCGACCGTGGTTGTGAAACCGGCGTACAGGCTCAAAAGGTCGGTCTCGATCCTCTGAGCGATAGCGGCCACCGACGGCTGCATGTAGATCTTCAGCAGGTCCGGAACCGCCAGCACCTTGGTCACGTCTGGAATCTGGAAAGTCGCTTCCACGTGCGTATTGAGCACAATCTGCGCGTTTCCCAGACTGGGGTTTTGCGTTTGCACCGAGTCGCCTTCGAGGATGTTGTTTGCCACCATAATTGGCGGAATCGGTATGTTGACCGTGTCGCCGGCATTCGCCAGCACCGGCTCGTAATCGCGATTCACCAGGTTCCCCATGACGAGGTTCCCGACCAGCACCGGCAATGCGTCCGCCGCCACCAGCTTGACAATCGCGTTTGCGACGTTAGTTGAGGTAATAGCTGCCATTCGTTCTCCTTGACTTGATTGTTCTTGCCGGCCGCTTGTCGTTGGGCCGGGTTGTTACTACAGGCCCCGAAGGGTCTGCGACGCCACGCGCACGATTTCCTCTCGTACCCGTTGCATCTCTTCCGCGCTCATGCCCGGGCGGATCTGTTCGATGCTCACCGTTTCTCTGCCCGTGGACGGCGCTTTGAAGGTCGCGGTCATCCCGGTTCCGCCGGCAATGCGCGCCGGCAGAAACTCCGGATTCTCATTCACGAACGCCGCCAGGTGTTCCTTCAACGGCGTTTCGCCGGCGTCGCCGCGGGCCACCAGCCGCCCGTCCTCGGTCCGCACGATCCCGTCCTGCACCGCCTTGAACGCAAGGTCGATCTTCGCTACGCCGAGCCGCTGCAGTTCGGCCCTCACGGCCGAGCTTCGCTCGGCTTCCGCGGCCATCTGGCGGCTGCGCTTGTTCTCCGCCACCAACTCGTTGAGCCTGCGCTCCAATTGCTCCCTGCGCTTGCGCTCCTCCTGCAGTTCCGCCTTGTAAGCCGGCTCATTCTTGGACTGCTCGTTGGTCGCGAACTCCTCGATCGCCTGCCGCACGATCGCTTGAACGTCGATGCCTTCCATATGCCTCCTATGAAACTCCCTCTACGTACTTCATCCGATCGATCTCTTCCGCCACCTGGTTCTTGACTTCCTGCCGCGCATCGCTCAGGTACTTCAAGGCCAGCTTCTTGAAGACCTGCTTCTTCAACGTCTCCGAGCCGATTCCCAGATCCAGCAGCTTTTTGGCGTCGTCCAACTCCGTGCCGAGATCGTCGATGTCGAACTCGTCCAGTCCCGAGACGCCGATCGAAATTCCGTCCTGCCGCGCCGCCGCGATGGCCCATAAGACCTGCTTCAGGGTGTCTTTCACCACATCGCCGTATCCGCGCAGCACCTCCTGCGTGGTGTTGAAGTCCAACTGCTTGCTGACTGCGGACTGCCGGCCTCCGCCACTGGACGATCCGGCCTGGATCATCAGGTAGCAGACGCGGTAGATCTCGTCCTTCAACTGGTTCAGGTTGTCGGCGGCGATCTGGTAGACCTTGCCTTCCGGCTCCGTCCATCCGAACCGGTCGCCCGCTCCGAGCTGGATGTAATAGGATTCGCCGACAATTTGTGTGAACTCACGGTCCGAATAGACCACCGGCGTGGCGAACAGCCCCATGGTCAGCGCCCAGGAAAGCGCGTTGGACTTGTTGAAGTGCTCCAGTTGCAGGAGCGCGGCCTTGTTCAGCAGCCACAACCCCTCCGACACCTTCATCTGGAACATGGGCACCCGCTGCAGCGACGCCAGCCCGTGCCGTCCCTGGTCGATCAGCTCGATAGGGCTCGAATCGCCCGCTTGGCGGTACATCAGGTAGTTTTCGCGGTCGTAGTAGATCCAGCGCGTCTCCCGCTCCCATTTCGAATCCGTGACTTTGGATTGTTGCAGGCAGGAGGTGCGGATCACCGCCCACTCCAGCCCGCCCGACGGGTCGTAGTTCCAGTTGATGACCTCGTCCGGCCCGTAGTCCACCAGGTAGGCGCGCGACCGTCCCGAAGCGTCCTCTTCCGCGCGCGTCAGCAGGGCGGGGGATCCCTGCGGACCAGCCCGCGGAAAGTCCACCACGATGAAGCTGCCGCCGCATACCATGGTCTGGATGAATCGCTGGCGGAAAAACTCGCTGAGGCTGGATCCCTTTAAATCGCAATCGTCCGTCAGCGCGGTGTAGAAGCTCTTGGCGGCGGTGTCGGTACCTTCCAACAACAGGATCGGCTCCCGCCGCATCAGCGTGGCCGCATACCAGTCGACGATCGACCCGATGTAGTTCTCGTAGAACATGCGGGTGAGCCGTTCCTGGTAGACCTCGCTCGGCTCTTTGTGCCGCCGCACCAGGTATTCCGAGGCGGCCGCGCGCATTCGCTCGCCGCCCGCATAGAGGTCTTTGTACTGCTTCCACATCGCCTTGCGCGCGATGTACTCGGGATGTTCCCGGTTGATGTTCTTCATAATGAAAGGATTCGCCCCCCCCGCTCGCCGCCAGACTTGACCGGCATGCATTCCTGCCAGAGCAGGTACCCCAGCGCATCGGACAGGTGCGTTCTCAGCCGGTCCCGGTCCTTGTCGATCTGGTAGGTGTCGGCCTTAAAAGACACCTGCTCGAAATCCATGATCAGTTCCTTGCACTTGAAGTCCACCAGCAGCCCGATCTCGCCGGCGGCCGATCGCAGCCTGGCGTTGGTCAGGTTGATTCGCTCCCGCACGCACGGATTCGATTTCGGCGCCTTGTAGGTCACCAGCATGGGGGAGTGGACCCGGAAATACTCGTGGATCATGTCGTAGTCCGACGCTCCGGTGGTGTGTTGCTGGTACCCCGAAGCGTCCCCATAGACCACGATGCCGGCCGGGCTCTTGGGAAATCGTTGCAAGAACTTCTCGCAGGCCTCGGCGGTGGTGGAGTGCCGGAGCACGATTTCATCCAGCACCCGCACCTTGCCGCGAACTATTTGCACCACCAGCGAGCTCATCGGATCCACGTTGAAATCCAGCGCCCAAAGCAGCGGCCAAGCAGGATCGAGACTCAAATCCGCGAGATTTTCGTTGCGCCCGAAGGAGGCATATACCAGTGCTGAATCCAGGTTCAGGTACAGGCCCATTACTTCCTGTTGATAGAAGCGATCGTCGTAGCTGTCTTTGAGCCGCTCGTAGTAATCCGGAATTTGTTGGAGCAGGTACTGGTTCTCGCTCGGCTGGGCGACGATGGCTTCGTACCCCTTGACCGGCTTTGCTATAAACCTCCGGTAGACCCAGTCGTAGCCCTTGGGAGTCCACGCCGCAAAGCCGCACAGGCGCTTGGCCCGGGGGTCGCGCAGGCGCCCCTCCAGGCGCAGCCACGCTTCTTCCTGGGTATAGGTCAGTTCGTCCAGGCCGAACCATGCCAGGTTGGTGCCGCGCAGCCGCTCGAATTCGTCCATGGGCCGGAACAGGATTTTGGATCGCGTGTCGCGCATGATCAGCGTGTTCTCCGCCTTGCTGTGATCGAACGGAATCTTGTTCCCATTCAGAATCTCGAATAGTGCCGCCTGCGTCGCATCCCGCAACATCGGATAGGTGGGCGCACCTAACAGTCCCATGCGCCCCTGGTTCAGATAGCTGAGGCGGATGGCCTCATGGCACACCGCCTGGCTCTTCCCGCTGCCAATGGGTCCCGAAAAGCCCTTGAATCGGGCCTTTGAGTCGTGAAATTTCTGTTGCGAAGGCAGCGGGTGATACGCTATGCCCCGAGTTATTCCGGGGAGTCCGACGTCACTGCCGGTTCGACCCAT